AGACGACGGTGCATTGGGGGGGGAAGCAAGTGTTATTTGGTTGGATGTTCCAGCAGCACTTGTTCCTGCTCCATTCGTGGCAGTAACAGAGAATGTATAGGTTTTTCCATCGGTTAATCCGGTGACTGTACAAGATGTACCTGAAATTGTTCCTACAGTCCCCAATGAACCGCCATTAGAAGATAATACCGTGACCGTGTAAGATGTAATAGCCGATCCGTTATTATTAGGAGCAGTCCACGATAGTGATGCTGATCTAATTTCAGCCGTTGCTGATACAGATGTAGGTGCGTCAGGTCTGATAGCCGGGGTCCATTGTATCGTTGCCGGTGTCGATAGGAGATTCACTGTGTTAATAGAAGTCACATTGAATGTATACAGAGTACCGTTCGTCAACCCTACCGCAGTAAACGTTGTCGAACCAGAAATATTAAAGACAGACGAGTCATACGTAATCCTATAGCGGTCTACAGGTACGCTACCCGTTCCCGAGTCGACAGGGGCAACCCAGTTCAACAGAACGCCACTAGAACCAGCATAGGCCGCAGTGAGTCCAGTAGGAGACCCAGGCGGTTTTCCCGGTGTTACAGTCACAGATACAGGATCCGAAACTCCTGCGCTCGAATACGTCTTTACATTCAAAATATAGGGTGTGCCATTAATTAGACCAGGAAACGTATACGTATTAGTTGCCGCATCAATAGTAATTGGTGTCTGCTGCGAATTTATAGATACTATGTAACCCCGCAGTGTTCCGCCACTTAAGTTGGCAGGAGGATTCCATGATATTGTTGCTGTAGTATTTCCAAAAGTCCCCGACACATCGGATGGTACTCCAGGTGCTCCTGCCGGAATTATAGGACTAAAGGTTGCAATAGTACCGTTGCCGGCAATATTCACTGCGGCCACACCGAACACATAAGATATTCCATTTATAAGACCAGAAATATCATACGTAGTACCAGTAACCGCCACGGATGTTCCAGGACTACGTGTTACTCTGTACCCTGTTACGGGTGATCCGCCGGTAATCGTCGGCGCCCTCCATTTAATGGACGCTGTTCCATCACCACCCGTCGAACTAACTATAAAGGGTGCGGGTGGTACAGATATAGGTGTAACTGGATTAGAATTTGCCGAGGCCAAAGAAGTACCTCTTACATTCGTTGCGTATACTACAAAGGTATACGCCGTTCCATTGTTAAGGGTAGCCACAGATCCTGAAATATCAGTGGGTCCCGCTAATACAGATCCAACAGGGCGAATACCCGCATACGGTGTAATCGTGTAACCGGTTATTGCAGAACCATTTGATGGAGGAGGAGACCAGAAGACGTTTGCTGATCCCGCCGGTGTATACACTGTTCTATATGCGGTCGTAGCGCTAACCGCCAACGGAGCACCAGGAACATCGGCAGGAATCACAGTTACTGTATTAGACTGCGCCGATTCTCCCACAGCACTGGTCGCCGTCACCTTACATGTATACGTGGAACCATACGTGAGATCGCTCAATGTTATATAACGCCGCGTCGACGGAGTAGGCGAATACGTGCCGACTAGAATGCCGGAACCGTCATATACATACGCCTTATATCCAGTAATCAAAGAACCATTGGAGTTTGGCAGTGGCCATGATAACAGAGGATAGCCGAAATCTCCATACGATGCTGCTATGACGGGCGCAAATGGAACACCCGAGGGAGTAACAATGTTGGATGGCAGAGATGCAACAGAAGGTCCAAGTGTTATGTATGCGGTTACCGTGAACACATATGACGTACCATTCACTAGGCCGGTGACAGTCGTAGTAGTCGACGAAATATTAGTAACACCTCCGAGTCCAGTTACTACCGTACCCGTGGTGGTCTTGGTCTGGATAGAATAACGCACACCTGCATAATCATCGGTTCCAATCCACGTGAGAATGACAGATGAAGGGCCGGGAACACCTACTACATTCGTGGGCGCATCGGGAATTTTTAACGGAATAACGGGGACCGATGGATCGGATGGAAGAGAATCCAGATCCCATGAATTGGTTGCCGTCACGGTAAATGTATAGGTAAAACCGGGTTCGAGGCCCGTTATTTCTCCCGACAGACCCGTCGACGTTGCATAAATATCACCCGGATCAGATATGATCGTATAATTCGTAATTGCGCCGCCGCCATTATTTGTCGGAGCGGTCCATCCAAGAATCGCCGACTCGAGGCCGGCAGTGGCGGATGTGATTGTTGGCCGAGTGGGATTTGTTCTCGGAACAACGGCATTCGATTGCACCGACGGAGATGAAACGAACCCGAAAGCATCCTTGGAGGTCACCGTAAATGTATAGGAAGTTCCGTTCGTCAGACCCCTGACAATGGTCGACAGATTGCTGGTAGTTGACGTAATGGAACCAGGCGTCGATGTGACGGTATAAGACACGATGGGCGTGGCGCTCGTGGGTGCAGGCCACATCACAACAGCGGATTGGTTATCCGGAATTGCTATTACAGATGTTGGGTTATTGGGAAACGGTACGGTCAAGGCGAGGTAGAGGGTAGTGACCGGGTCCTTGGGAATTCCAAGATGCCGTTGTCTATCCCACAGAATTTCCGGACAGACACGTGTATGGAGATATTGGCCATATTTGTACTGACTGTGCAGTGTTGGTTCCTTCTCAAGATTATACCACAGATCAGGATCACCTACCGCACTCCTGCCGACATTTGGCGTTCCCGACAGTCGAATTCTGACCTGCGCATCCAGAGCTTCAACGCTTTCGAAGAACCCCCACGCATTTCTTGCTCGGATCAGCCTCTGTTGATCCCATGCCTTGAATTCATTGGCAGGAAATGCCTGAAAGGGCCATGAGGACCACGGATTCAGGACAAAGGATTGCACATAAATAACCTTGAGCCCGATCGTCATGGGCTATCTTAATGACTGGATAGACTATTTAATCAAATTCTTGACCCGGTATAAATACACTGTATATATAGATCCAATATGTCGTGGTCGTGTTACATGCTGGCATCCACAGATGGTCGTAAAACATATGTGGGTGCCACCGTTAATCCGGATCGTCGTCTTCGTCAGCATAATGGAGAAATTACAGGAGGAGCTCGAGCCACACATGGACGGCAGTGGCGCCGTATCTTTCTAGTAGATGGATTCGACGATGAGAAAGCGGCGCTGCGATTCGAATGGCGGTGGAAGTATCTCACACGTCAGGCTCCAGGTGACACCTTTTTGGAACGTCGGTCGCATGCTCTCTCGTTACTGCTTTCGGATTTTCCGTATGCCTGTGTAGTGGAAAATAATATATGATGACTACGATAGAGAATCATGTCAATGCCTAGATCTGGCGGCCTTATTCCGGTCGAACCTGGTCCTGAGCGAGATGAAATCAGAAAACAATTATGCGATGAATGGCAAACTTGGTGCGGAAAATATAGAGAAACAAATCCAAATGAAAATAGACCTCTTTGTAAAAGACAATTCGAGACATATTGTAATCCGGATGAACCTAGATAGGTATATACAGTGGCCTTGTCGGGCCCTGGAACTCAAACCGTACCATTGAAATCCGAATATCCTAACACTGGCCTCGACGATATCGAGGATTCCAAGATCAAGTTCCTAGAAAAGGAAAGACTCGTAGAAATATGTAAATTTCTAAATATTCTTAACAAAACGCCCGTAGACATGGACAGTCTATTACCGATACGGTCGGGAATTGTATTTCTTACTCGTACTCTAGATCATTTCGGGCTTCCAACAGACCCCCTCCGTATAAAATTAAAGAATATTTCACTTTTTATTGTAGAAAATTCAGAATCTGTGACAGAAGAATTTAGAGAGGATCTATCTTCTCTGTTAGAAGGACTTGATCTTCGTTGTGAACCGGTTCTTGAGTATGTAAACCGTCAGAGTTTTTTGAATTTTGTGAAAAGTGGTGGATCTAGAAGAAAACAACGAAGGACCCGTCGTCGTAAATACACCAGATCCTTAACTCGCTAGAACTTCACAAACTCTATATTCGAAATCGTATTACGATCTCGAATATAGTAGATCTCTAAGGGCTAATCAGGGTCCCTAATCGGGTCCACGCAAGCCTCTAATAGGGTCCATGCTTAGTTGGAGTACGCCAGCAGGCGCACACAGCTAACATCGCATTTCATGCTCAGTTGCTGTATGCTAACCCGCCCATGCCACTCATCACACGCAGCACGTTGTAGTTCACGGCGTAAATACGCACCTGGGCGGAGAGAGCGGTGGTGCCACCAGACTCCTTCAGCGTGTAGGGGGACAGCGTCAGGTTCAGCACCGCATTGTCAATACGAGAGAAGTTGCAGGTGCCGCTGGGCTGGTGCTCCTCGGGCTTGAGGGCGAAGGAGTACACGTTGATGCCCAGCGCCGGGCTTCTCGTGTGGTGCTGGTAGGGCTGCACGAAGTTGAAGTAGGTGCCGAAGCGGGAATCGAAGCGGTCGTGGCCGTTCAGCTGGATCTTCGCTACCGCCGTGGGGTTGTTGTTGGCATCATCCGTGTAGTTGAAGGGAAAGTTGTTCTCGTAGTCGCAGTCCACGTTCTTGTCCAGCTGGGTCACCCACACAAGCTCCTTCACGGGGTGGTTGAAGGACATCTTGATGTTGTTCTGGGCCGCCGTCACGGACTCGCTGCCCGTGAACTGCAGCTGCTCGATCAGGTACTCGTGGGCCACCTGGGCGAAGCGGCGGCGCTCCTCCGTGTCCAGGTAGATGTAGTCCGCCCACAGAGACGCCGCCACCAGGCCAGACGTGTTCACGGAGGTGAACACCTTCTTCGTGCGGGCAGCGGGGGCGCCACCAGCGGGCGTGGACGTGTTGGTGCCCGCCGTTACGTTGCACAGGTAGTTGAGGGTCTGGAACTGTACGTTCACCTTCACCTCGTGGTACTGGAGCGCAATCAGCGGCAGCGCCAGGCCAGAGTGGCGGTTGAACCAGAACTCCAGAGGCACGTAAAGCGTGTACTCGGGGCTGCACTGTACATTGCCGGCCGTGTTTCCAAGACCACTGGCGCAGAGCCCAGTGGCACCCGCCGTGTTCACAGCGCAAGGGCCGGGTGCCACATCACCGCAGGTCACGCACGGGCCGCCAAGCGTGGTGGTGTTCGACGACCCCGCCAGCTGCGAGCCCACCATCATGTTATACGCCTCCTGCTTGCCCACGGGGAGAGTCAGCTCATTCCAGATGTGCAGCCAATCGCCATAGTGCTTGTCGATCAGCTGGCCGCCAATCTCGAGCTCCACGTACTGGATCAGAGCCTGGCCCACGTTGTCCACCCACTGGAAGACCGTGGAGCTAGAAGCATCTACCGCGTTGCTGCTGCCCAGGATCGAGGCCACATCCACGGAGGGAAGGGTCGCCTGGAGGTACACACGGGAGATCAGATCGCCGTTACGGGAGATCGTGCACTGCACACGCTTGCCAAAGTTCGCCACGCCATTGAACGTCTGCTCAATGGACTCCATGGCGAAGTTGGAGTGACGACGGTACAGCTGCTTGAAAAAGGTCACCTGCGGGTTCGCCGTCAGGTATACGTCTTGGGCGCCATAGGCTACAAGCTGCATTAAACCACCACCGGACATTGCTTATACTCAACGGTTAGAAAATTTTTTGGCCGGAATCCGGGAAAATTTCTGGGAACAAACTTTAAGTCTGAGGAGGGCTTCTATCTATTCCAGATCCTGCACAAGATCTCGAATAGATATATACCGTGTCTACATGGGGATATACACAACCCCTACACGGATGAACCCTTAAGGTCTGCTGTATGCTAGTTCGGACACATACAGCTAACATCGCACTTCGTGCTCAGTTGCTGTATGCTAGTTCGGACACATACAGCTAACATCGCACTTCGTGCTCAGTTGCTGTATGCTAGTTCGGACACATACAGCTAACATCGCACTTCGTGCTCAGTTGCTGTACGCTAGGCCGCCCATGCCACTCATCACACGAAGCACGTTGTAGTTGATCGCATACACGCGCACCTTCGCCGTGTTCGTCATGCCCACCGTGTTGTTCGTCAGCGTCAGCTGGAGGGTCGCCGTGTCAATACGGGACATGTTGCAGGTGCCGCTGGGCTGGTGGTCCTCCGGGTTCAGGGCGAAGGAGTACACGTTGATGCCCACCGCCGGGATGTTCGTGTGGTGCTGGAAGGGCTGTACCAGGTTAAAGTACGTACCGGGGCGCTCGGCGAAGCGGTCGTGGCCGTTCAGCTGGATCTTGGCGGTCACGCAAGGATTGATACCCGCCAGGCCCTCAACCCGGGTAATCGAGTAGCCCGACTCCAGGGCCGCACGGTCCCACCAGTCAGAGTAGTTAAAGGGCTGCTGTCCCTTCCACACATCCACAGACGAGTCGCAAGCCACGAAGGAGTCACGCTGCACTACCCACACAATCTCCTTGCATGGGTGGTTGAAGGACAGCTTGATCTTGTTTGCCGACGATGTCACGGACTCGTCACCCGTGAACTGCAGCTGCTCGATCAGGTACTCGTGGGCCACCTGGGCGAAGCGACGACGCTCCTCCGTGTCCAGGTAGATGTAGTCCACGTAGAGAGACGCCGCCACGATGCCCGTCTGGTTCACACGGTTCACGATGGTCTGGGAGTTCGACCAGCACAGATTCTGGATAGAGTTGAACTCGATGTTGAACTTCACCTCGTGGTACTGGAGAGCAATCAGAGGCAGCGCCAGACCCGCATGACGGTTGAACCAGAACTGGAGGGGAATGTACATCGTGTACTCCGGAGAGCAAGAGCGGTCCTCGTCGGCCGCATGGGGCTCGCCGCCGGCGCAGTCCGAGTCGCAGCCACCGTTGGGCACCTGCGTCAGGAGGTTCACCATGGTAGGCACGTTGCCCACCATCTCCGCATAACCGGCCTGCTTGCCCGCAGGGCGGGTCAGCTCATTCCAAATATGGAGCCAGTCACCATAGTGCTTGTCGATCTTCTGGCCACCGATCTCAATCTCCACGTAGCTGATCAGGTTGTGGCCCACCCAGTTCAGCCAGCGGAACTGCGCACCCGAGGGATCCGACGCTGTCAGATTCACCTGGGGCAGCGTAACCTGGAGGTAGGCGCGGTGAATCAGATCGCCGTTACGGGAGATCGTGCACGTCACACGCTTGCCAAAGTTCGCCACGCCGTTGAACGTCTGCTCGATCGACTCCATGGAAAAGTTAGAGTGACGACGGTACAGCTGCTTGAAAAAAGTTACCTGTGGATTAGATGTCAGGTATACATCCTGGGCACCATAGGCCACGAGCTGCATCAGACCACCGGACATTACTTATACTCAACCTTTCGAAATTTTTTTGGAAACACCGGACGGGCTGTCCCTATTTCCTGAACTCGTCCAATATAATCTAAAGCCCTTTGTAATAGGTAAGACATGTCCGGACTACAGGACGTCCTTGTCTCTGAAGAATTTAACATGGGCGTACAACAGGTTAAAAAACCCACGACTCTTGAAGCATATCACAAGCAGCAATTACAGGGTTTTAATGACCAGAAAGAGTCACTAACAGACCTACAGAGTCATCTCGCATGTCTAGAAGAACAGCGTGGATCTCTTCCAACCTCTTCATATTTGTCCGATGAATGGCGCCAGCTTACGGAACAGATAGAACAACTGCAACGAGACATACGGTCCATTGAGAAGGATGATGCGCGCATCAATTATTTTCTGAGTGTCGGCGACATGGTATTCAAGTATTTTGATGCACAAGAATCACTTGAAGATGGCGCATCGGCACCCAAACAAGGTATAACGGGTCGTACCCCAACGAACTCTGTTCTGAGTTATTTCGGTACTGCAGAACCTTCACAGGCAAAACAGGTAGCATCTAAGAAGGAACTGGCAAAAGCCAGTGTTCTGGATAACACCGACGGTCTTCACCGAGACAAGATGCTCGAAAACTATCTGGCCATTGTTGATCCCATGGCTATCAAAAGCGGTGTCTTACCAGGTTCTGGAATAGAGCCCGGTTGGGGCTGTTGTCCCGCATGTGACGTGGAAATGACATTTTATCAGAATGAGGCGAAACTCGGCTGTCCCGAATGTGGTTACGAGGATTTTATTCTTGTTGACTCGGAAAAGCCGAGTTACAAGGATCCGCCCCGAGAAGTCACATATTTCGCATACAAGAAAATCAACCATTTCAACGAATGGTTGGCACAATTCCAGGCCAAGGAGAACACGGATATACCCCAAGATGTCATTTATGCTGTGCTAGCCGAAATCAAGAAGGAGCGGATCCGTGACCCGAAGCGTGTCAAGAAGGAGAAGATTCATCAGATTTTACAGAGACTCAAACTGTCGAAGATGTACGACCATGTTCAACAGATCAAGAATCGGATCCAGCAGCAAATGACAACGCTCGTGTTGAGCCGAGAGAATGAGGAACGTCTGCAATTCATGTTCAAGGAAATCCAGCCGGCGTTTATCAAATTCTGCCCCAAGGGCCGGTCCAATTTTCTATCCTATCCCTACGTTCTGAGTAAACTCTGCCAGCTTCTGGAAATGGATGAATTTTTGCCGTGTTTCCAACTTCTGAAATCCAGAGAGAAGTTGTATCAACAGGATCAGGTATGGCAGAAGATCTGTACAGAAATGGGTTGGCAATTTATCCGGTCTATTTGAAAACTCGGTACCGGCTAGTGCCGAAGTTAAGAACCCCTTTAGGGGTGAATAACTGAGGCACTAGACGATAGCTAGAACCCTCTGCGACACATCGCAGAGGGTACTAATCTAGAAAACTTCGTTTTCTAGATTTGAAGTGCTAAAGTTAAGAATCCCGAACAAAGTGAGTGGGTCTTAACTTTAGCACTTCACGGTAGATTTTATATGTAAAAATCCGATGAGACTTTAATGACCTGCCCGGACTGTGGTGATGCTCACAGTTTTGTGAGGTTCGGATCTCAAGGAGAAGTTGAACTCGTATATTCTGCACCGGCAAGGGCCCGAGAGACCAAAGAAACGGCGCTGACATTTCAAAAACATACGGCGCACTTGGATCAAATGAAGGGTCGACGATGGGTCTGGATAATTGATTTCGCTAAGATGGAGACCCGGCATTATTCTTCGATGAACTTAACACACAAACTGATAAAGCTCATTACAGAAGAACACTTGGGTGGGCTACAAGCTATCTTTTTAGTGAATCCGAACTTTTGGTTGCGCACGACAATGTCTGCGGTAAAACCCTTATTGTCCAAGCAGTTTTATGCTAAGCTCCGTATGTTTGAGGGCACGAATACAGGTCTTCTTCTGGAACTGGAGAATGCAGGTATTCAACGCAACTGGGTTCTCTGGCTAGCCAATATGTTCAAGAGTCCCTATGTTAACCAGACTGTAAAAATGTGACAGCCCCTGGTATTCTACAGTTCGCCAATCAATGCATGTTCCAATTGTATACGGCAAAGAAGAGAAGACCAAGGCCGTCTATGACTTCCTTGTAGACCCTACGAAAAACGTGTTGATCTTGGCTGGTATCCAAGGCGGCGGTGAAGGTAAGACTGTCGCAACAAATGAGGCGGTTCATCAGTGGATGGCCACCATCGGTGAGGAAAATGTCAAGCCGCTTCGTATTTGTGAGGGGTCAGGTGAAGGGTACAAACAGTCTTATTTGGATCTCCGTACATGGACAGTAAAGATTATTATCCACACGAATACGTGGGATGAGAAATGGATTGAGTTGGGCCAGGAGATAGGGGCACAGGCTTATCTATTTCGCAGGATCCTTGAATAAAATTACACATGGGACCTATAGATGTCCGGGTGTCCCTACAAGAATATATTCGGGGCCCCGGGAACTGGAGCCCACAGTTACCGCCTGTTTAATATAGCTGTCGTAGATGTGGTGTTGACAGTACTGGTGGCGTGGGGTATTTCATGGTGGTTTGACCTGAAATTCTGGCAAGTGTTGGTGGCGGCGTTTCTACTGGGAATCGTGGTACACAGAATCTTCTGCGTACGAACCACCGTTGATAAAATGTTGTTCAAAACTTGACGAGGGTACACAGCCAGCCCTCATCATTGCGGCCTTCCCCCAATCCCCGGGAAGGCCCCGCTCGCCATAGGCGAGCATCGGTCCAGTAGCTCAGTTGGTAGAGCATGGTGCTTATAGTTCCGACTATATTTAATGCACTAAGGTACGCCAAGGCCGCGGGTTCAATCCCCGCCTGGACCACACAGCACCAATAGTTTAGTGGTAGAATGAGGGATTTCCAATCCTTTGACCCGGGTCCGATTCCCGGTTGGTGCATTTATACCCCTGTGGCGCAATGGATTAGCGCACTCGACTTCTAATCGAGAGGTTGTGGGTTCGACTCCCACTAGGGGTATTTTTGTTATAAGCCCAGATAAGCTATTGTTGATATCTTATCAGGGCTGTTGTGGGTTCGACTCCCACTAGGGGTATTTTTGTTATAAGCCCAGATAAGGTATTGTTGATATCTTATCAGGGCCGTTGTGGGTTCGACTCCCACTAGGGG